TAACGTAAAGAGTACAACTGCTCCTTCCTTTGCCGATCAATAATAGGAGTGAGTCATGGCTGATGCAGTCACTTCGCAGACGTTAGTAGATGGACCCGCTCACGCAGTGATGAAGTTTACTAACGTATCTGATGGTACTGGAGAGTCCGCAGTAACCAAAGTTGACGTTAGTGCCTTAGCTTCAAATCAGAACGGTGATGCCTGTACAGGAGTCCAGATTGAACGTATCTGGTGGCAGTGCATTGGCATGAAAGTTCAGATGCTTTGGGATGCTAGTAGCGACCAATTCTGTATCGAGTTAGGTGAGAACCAGAGCGGTAGTCACGATTACACTCTATTTGGTGGACTTACTAATAACTCAGGTTCGGGTAAGACGGGCGATCTTAACTTTACGACAGTCGGGGCTTCGTCTGCCGACACGTATACAATTATTTTGTATATGCGTAAATCGTTCTAACTATGCGTAATTACTACAAAAAACCTGCGTGCCCCACCTTTTCTGGTGGGGGTATGCCTAAGCGTAATAAGCGTAACTTTAGGCCCACGAAGGCTGGTGCTGGTATGACCAAAGCGGGAGTAGCTGCGTATAGGCGTAAGAATCCCGGTAGTAAGCTACAGACAGCAGTAACGGGTAAGGTTAAGAAGGGAAGTAAGGACGCCAAGAGGCGTAAGTCATTTTGTGCCCGATCTGCGGGGCAGATGAAAAAGTTCCCTAAAGCCGCTAAAGATCCTAATTCTAGGATACGGCAGGCCAGACGGCGCTGGAAGTGCTAGGAGACGGGTGGCTTACCTACAGAGCAACATACCTTATTTCAAGTGTTGGGTAAGGAAGGAGTACACACATAATCACCTGAAATATCATGGCGAATTTATACACGCTATGGCTATTGCGGTGACAACGATACCTTGTAGGTGTTTAAGTTTTCAGCTTATTTTTACTGGGGCTGAGTCTTACGATGAGGACGAGGTTAATGTACACGGTGGAGCTATGTGGGCCAGAATGCCTATTACAGCGTTAGTTGGGGACACCCCGCTAGAGGATTGGCCCGAACCTATGCCTGTTTGGGCGGCTCAGCCGTGGGATTGCTCCTCGCGGACGCATAGTGTGTATACCTTGGACCGTGCTACCCCCACACCTTGGCTCGCCAAGATAGACGGTGAGATGTACCCCGCTAAGTATTACTTTACTGTGGATTACACAGAGAACGAGATAGCGGACGACCCTGCACAACATAAGCAGTCGCATGTACTTGAGTTGCTAGACGCAGGGGAGTGGACGGGCAACATAGTTGCCCTGCCGAATAATCGGGTGAGAGTGACTCATCCTGCATGGTTTGAAACCGGGGAAGGTGCACCGGATTTCAAGCCGTCTCAGCATATCCATTACAGTAAGTCCGATCTGGACTATACGTTAGATATTAATCAGGTGTTCGACAACCTGTATAACGATGAGGATTCTTAGCCATGCCTAAACTACCTGCTTCCGTACTTAAAAGGCGCAGAGAGGCCAGAGCCAAACGTAAAGCGGCTTCTGCATCGGCACCTCCCTCTCAAGGGGCTAGATTAGCTTTCAAAGGTTCAGAGGTTCCTTCAGCAAAGCCTAAGTCTAAGCCTAAGCCCGTCCCTAGGGCACAACGCGAGGATGTTAGTCCGCGAACCGAGTCCCTAAGGGTTACCCCCGAGCAGTCAAGAGCGAGGACTGACGAAAGACAGGCTGCTATGCAGGATTTGCAATCCAATAGATCTATGATTGCAGAACCCGAAACCCCGCCATCCCCGCCTAAAAAGAGACCGCGTGTTACCGGTAAGGGCACCGGTAAGGCGGATCGTAACGTAGGTAAGAAAGGTTCTGAAGATGAAAAGGCCAACGTCACGAAAGAACAGCTAGAGGCAACCGGGGTCAGCCTGAGGGCGTACTTAAATAAGTACGATGAACTCGGCAGGCGTCCCACAAAGGCTGATTTTGGGCCAGCGAAGAAGATGCGCGGTGGCGGCATGCTGAAGACCAAAGGCTATAGGGCCGGTGGGAAGATGAAGACCAAAGGCTATAGGGCCGGTGGGAAGATGAAGACCAAAGGCTATAAGGCCGGGGGCAAAGTTCGTGGTGCAGGGATAGCCCGAAAAGGCGTTCGTCCCGCTAAGATGCGTTGATGCGTAGATACTACAAAAGCGGCGGTAAGATATGCGCCAAGGGTAAGGCTTGGGCTAAGCGAACCTTTGACACGTATCCGTCAGCGTACGCCAACATGGCAGCGTCGAAATACTGCAAAGACCCTAAATACGGCAAAAGTAAGAAGGCACGCTAGTGGGCCAGTTACGTAAATGGCGGGAACAGGATTGGGTTCGTATCGGTACTGATGGGAAGATCAAAGGCCCGTGCGGTACTTCCAAGGATACGAAAAACCCTGACCGATGTTTGCCTAGGAGTAAGGCCCAAAGTCTGTCGAAGACACAGTTATCCGCTACTGCTAAAAAGAAAAAGCAGGAGGGGAGGAAAGGTAAGACAGTGGTTAAGAATACCCCCGCTGCGACAGTAAAGTTGCGTAGCGGAGGCTTAATCAAAGGTAAACGCTCTATAGCCCGTGGGTGTGGAGCAGTAAAAGCAGGGCGACGTAAAGAGACGTTGTACATCTAATGGCTACATCCGGTACGACAGCATTCAGTTTAGATTTTACTGAGATCGCGGAAGAGGCTTGGGAACGCGCAGGCCGTGAGATGCGGTCTGGGTACGACCTTCAAACTGCTCGCCGGTCCATGAATCTGCTTACGATTGAGTGGCAGAACCGTGGGATAAACCTGTGGACGATTGACGAGGGGTCTATAGATCTTGTGGAGGGTACATCTGAGTATGATCTCCCTGCGGATACTATCGACTTGTTGGAGCAGGTTATACGTACCAATGATGGGGATGCGTCTACGCAATCGGATATTACGATCTCTCGTATCAGCGTCAGTACTTATGCCTCTATACCGAACAAGCTATCCAAGGGGCGTCCTATTCAGGTATGGATAGAGCGGCTTCGGGATAACCCTAAGATAAATGTCTGGCCTGTGCCTGATAGCGGAGACTACAAATTCCGGTACTGGCGTATGCGGCGTATCCAAGACGCAGGTAATGGTGTTGAAACCGCAGATATGAACTTCCGGTTTATCCCCTGTCTGGTAGCAGGGCTCGCGTACAACATTGCGATGAAGGACCCTGAACTCGCGGAAAGACTCCCTTTTCTCAAACAGGTCTATGACGAACAGTTTTCGTTAGCCGCCGCAGAGGATCGAGAAAAGACCCCTGCTAGATTTGTACCACGGGCGACTAGGATCTGAAGTGGCTGCACGCTTTGCATCAGGCAAAAAGGCCCTAGGCATATGTGACGTTTGCGGGTTCCAGTATAGACTCCACAAGTTAAAATCACTTGTAGAGAAGGGTAGGGACACTAACGTTAAAGCCTGCCCTGAATGTTGGAACAAGGACCATCCTCAGTTACGTCTGGGGGAGTTCCCGGTAGATGATCCACAGGCGTTACGAGACCCCCGTCCGGATAGTGCGGAGTTAGAGCCGAGTCGGGATATACAGTGGGGTTGGGCTCCTGTGGGAGGTGGACGGGACCCATTCGGGCTTGTACCGAATAACCTAGTAGCCTCTGGGGCTGTAGGAACAGTAACAGTGGTAACTACTTAGGAGGTGGTTATGAAGAAGTCGAAAGGTAAGACGAAGAAAGCCGGGAAGGGTGTTAAAACCTCTGGGATTAAAATACGGGGTACCGGAGCGGCTACTAAAGGCACTATGGCACGCGGTCCTATGGGCTAGTCATGAATTACACTGAGCTTACAACGAACATTGAAGATGTATGTGAGTCATCCTTTACGGCTGACCAATTGGCTATGTTCGTCAAACAGGCTGAGCAGATTATTTATAACTCTGTTCAGATCCCTGCGTTACGTAAAAATGTAACGGGAACGTTAACCTCAGGTAATAAATATCTATCCGTACCTTCGGACTTCTTGTACAGCTATAGCCTAGCAGTACTTAACAGTAGTGGGGCCTACAGCTATCTTCTGAATAAGGACGTTAACTTTATTCGCGATGCGTACCCCACCCCCGCTTCCACAGGGCAACCCAAGCACTATGCGTACTTTGACGATACTACGTTCATTGTAGGCCCCACCCCCAATAGCGGTTACACAGTAGAGCTTCATTATGGGTACTACCCGACTTCCATAGTCAGCGCAGGTAGTACTTGGTTAGGTAATGAGTTCGATTCGGCCCTCCTGAATGGGGCGCTAATACAAGCTATACGGTTTATGAAAGGTGAACCGGACGTTATTGCGCTGTATGAAAAGCTCTACGTGCAGTCTATTGAACTGCTGCGTAATCTTGGGGACGGTAGACTCCGTGAGGATACTTATAGATCTGGGCAGTTCAGAGTAGCGAGCTTGTAGGAAGTTATGTATGGCAATAACACAGACCTTATGTACTTCGTTTAAGAAGGCTCTGTTTGATGGGGAGATGGACTTCAGTGCCGATTCTTCTCAGACTTTCAAGATAGCCCTGTACACTTCCAGTGCGGA